CTGACCGTTACGGATCGTGTTCTGACCACCAACCTCACCAACAAAGGCTTGCTCGGTGAAGCGTGCTAAACCCATAAGGGTGCTACGAGCAGAAGGAGGGATGATAAGGAAGCGGTTGTCCATAGGAACATCAGCATCATCAAGACGCTGGATAGTCCTACGAATAGCTGCGTCCGTCAGAGCAGTACCTACATTAGTACCGTCAACATACAGGGTAGTACCGTCACCACCAAGATATGCCTTATCGTAGTCAGCGTCACCTGCAGTGCCACCATTAGCACCACGGCCAAGCTGGATAAGGTCCGTATCAACTTGCTTAGCAAGAGCGTAACCAGCGTCATCCGTGTAGAACTTACGCATAGATGCAAGAGCTTGCACCTCAACGATGTCCTCGATGAGTCGGCTGTACTCATAGTGCTTGTTGATAAGAACTTGTGTTTCTGTCTCAGTAGCAGCAATCAGAGTAACCTGAGTTGATGCAGCCTTAGCAGAAGCAGAGCCACGAGTGGGCTTAGGGATATGAAGCGTGTCACCCTTCTTGCCTTTGAATGTCATCTTTGAGAAAAGGTTAGCAGCAACAAGATTCTGCTTGTAAGCAGCAATGATCTCGTCACTCCAAATCTCAGGGATAAACTTATCAGCGGTAGTCTTTGTTACATGATTGGTTCCAAGTGCCATTTTAAATCTCCTAAATTAAGTAATCATTTAACTCTCCCTTCCGCATACGCAGCCATAATCTCAGGCTGTAGTTCTATGTAGCGGTCAGGATCTTCCAATTGTAGTCGGATAAGATCTGCTCTTCGATACACCTTTGAAGAGTTTACAGATTGAGTAGCACCGCCAGTATCTACTGTAGCTTGTTTAACAGCAGCTTGTTGAGACTTACGAATCTCAACAGGTACTTCCTGTTTCACTTGCTGTTTAGGTTTAACATAGTTCCATGTACTAAGTATCTCATCAGCACAGTCGTAATCGTATTCGGCATGTGCTCTAGTAAATAAACTTACACGAACTGGTGACTGCTTAACCCATTCAATAAATTCTGGATCTTGTACTGTTTCTTGAAAATCAGGAAACTTTTGCTGTAACTTCTGGACTGTTTGCATCTGCTTAAACTCAAGTGCTTGTCGTTTAGCTTCTTGAATTGCAGGATGCTTGTCAATCTTTTTGTTTACAGCTTTCTCAGGATCTGCAAAAAAATCAGTCTCGTCTTCTTCTGTGGCCTTAACTTCTTCCTTTGTAGGGGTATTGAGTTGTCGTTTGATTAGCTCGTCTGCAAGTCTACGAACTTCTCCTACCTCTTGAGCGTGCTTACCAATGAGCTTCTCAGCTTCTTGGTGCATCTTAACAATCTCTGCAATAGACTTACCTTTGTACTTAGAAGGAACTTCTTCCTCTTCTACTTGGGTTTCCTCTACTGCTTGAGGCTCTTGTTCTTGAGGTTGCTCTACTTGAGTCTCTTGAACTTGTTCGTCTTGCTCTTGATCTAAATCTTCTGGGTCAATAAAGTTAGCTGCCACATTATCCTCCTGTCCAAATGGATTCTAGGAAACTTAAAATGTCACTCGGCGTATGAACGCTTCTGAGCAACGCTTAGTGCTTCTGCGTGTTTTCTTTCCCAGGCATCATACGCTGTTGGAAACGCACCTGTGATGCCCTCTAGCTTGAACCTGGGGGACGAGATTATACGAGAAGCGTCATTGTGACAATGAGGACATTCGACTACGTTTACCTCATCATCTACAAACTTTTCACTAACGTGATCTTTCACACATCGAAATTCAAAAATTCTTTTAGCCATTGTTGAGTTCCTCCCATGCTCTTTCTGATTCGTGCTTGAGATTAAGAACCCAATTCAGTATGTCTAACTGTCCTTGCTTCTTGTACAGATCTTTTTCTGAATCAATTGCTAGAACATTGTCATAACTGTTTGCTACTAACTCTACGTCTTCGATGAAGTCTTTCCAGCCTTTGCTAGACATCATGTCAAACCTAGCTTCATAATATTCTTGTAGGGCTTTGTCCATAGGGAGTCCTTACTAACTTATTTAATGATATATATTATAACATATTTTTATTGATTTGTCAAGTACTATTTCATTTGTTTATTAACAATCTGTTCCCTGACATCAATATCTCGTTCCTTCAACAGTAGCTCTGCAACCTTAGCCCTACGCTCGAACTCTTGCTCAGATGGGTCCACCATGTTAGCAGACAATCCTTTGACAAGTTCGATCCTGGCTTGCTCTGGCAGTAGCTGTGCTTCCACCATGAGCTTTTGTGCTCTGGCTTGTGCTTCTTGTGCGTCTGCTTGAGACTCCATAGCCTGGCCCTGAAGCTGTGCGATCTGAGCTTGTAGCAGTTGGATCTGTCCTTGCTGCTGTGCCTGAGCCAGTTGCTGCTGTTGTGGGTCTGGTTGAGTAAGTTGTTGTAGTGCAGCAGATAGGGATTCCTTGTTAGGCAGACTGGATGACTGAACAATACCCTGCAGGATCAAAGGAACTACAGGTGACTGAGGGCCAAGCGTCTGAAGCAAACCAATGAACTGCTGTTGCTCGTACTCTTTGGCTACCATTCCTATGGATGCAAGAGGAATAAACTTAAAGTCTTGTGAAGGATAACGCTCTGGGTCAAACTGCATGTAGCGATAAGCAACCTTCTTTACCAAAGGAACCAGAAAATCATCTTGGAAGTTAGTAAGTGCTAGCTTATTCTTCTTGACAATGGCAGACATTGCCAAAGACATTCCCATTCCACCTGCACCTTGGTTAGAAGCTGCAGCACGAGTCAACTCTGCAGAGTCAATCGTACCTGTGGCTTGCAGAAGCATAGCCTCAAAGCCCTTAGCAGTCTCGTAGTTTGCAGGGTCCAGTGCTCCAAACTTAAATGGGAACAGAACTTCTGCAGGATTACCATTAGTAAGGATAGACTTTCCTGGTCTTACCTCAAACTTCATGCCACGAGGTAAGCGAGTAGCGTCCATTCCCATCATAGGAGCAGTGGATAGGGCTAGGCTATCTAGGTGTGAACGCATCTGAGCGTCAATAGCCTTCTGCATGTTGTAACCTTTCTGTACTGTACCCACACCAAAGAACAATCCTGGTACAGTTTCAGGGCGATACGCTGCTAATGGACGATCCTTCATCATATAAGGACTTGCTTCAGCTTTAAGTAGCTTTGATCCGTTAGCCACGACAATGATTGCCTCTACCATGTCAGAAACATTGTCTGCAGCAGAGTCTTCTTTGAAAAGATCCACCACTTCAGAGCCATTGTTCTCCAACATCTCTAGGTATTCACGAGGTACTAAGCCGTAGTAGCGTAAGATTCGGACTTTATCGTCCTGAAATACGGAATCTTGCTGCGTTGGTTCCAGATCTGTGTCGTCATAGTAGGGTTCGATCTGTACTTTGCGATAGATTCCTGACTCAATACCCTTAACAACCTTGTGAAGGCTGGTGTATTCCTCAATTGCACAGCCCATTGCGTCCTCAATTGTCTCTGAGTTGGGGTCAATAAGGAAGTTACGGGGGTGAATAGTACGAACTGGGACAGAAACCCTCTCATTTTCCTCTACACCCACAGCCATTGCACCACCTTGAGGCAATGCACGCATGGTAGGAATGGTTTCAACCTTGGTTCGTACCAGTACTTCTGCTACGGATGTACCAAAGATCTCTCCAAGTTTGATTGCTTTCTGTATTTCTTTATCAAACCTGTCCTTCTTCATGTCTTCGTGCAGCTGATTCTTTACAAGCTCGACATCTTGACCGCCAGTTTGGTCCATCTTGTCATCAATAATGTCAAAGAATGTACCGTTGCTCGATACGCCCTCTAGAATTTCTGCTACCTTGTTGTCAACTGCCTGTCGAATAGCAGGAGTAACAATACGAGAACGCTCTGTATCCCGTGTCTTATCTGAGTCAGACCATACACCGTAGTACAATCGCTCGTATTCGTCCCAGTCTTGAAGGTAGTTGTTGTCTCTCCACTCCCTCCAACGGTCACAGTGAGTGGTGACAAACTCTACTAACTCTTTCTCAGAGTCTGTGAGTTGTTCTTCTTCTACGCTTTTAAACTTTTCCATTATCGAATGGTCCTTTCAACTGGTTCATTATAAAAAGGATTGACTACCTCTCCGCTTTCTAAGATAGCCTTTCGAGGATCTATTCCATATCTTAAAGACTCTTCGTCTTCGCCTAGTGTTTCAAATGGGTTCTTGGTTTTAGGTTGACCAAAACGCTCGCCAACATTCCTAGCCCATAGCTCTCCAATAATTTTACTGTATCTTTTCTGTGCGTCTTCCCTTGAAAGATTTAATCCTGACTTACTACCCTTCATAAAGTCAGACGGGGAACCACCACCAGGAAGTTTCTCTAGCTGTTGAACAGCATGTTGTGTCTCATGAAGCACAGTCTGCATCAACAAAGCAAAGATGTCATCATCTATTTCTTCAAAGTTCATAGCACCAGATCTTTGATTGCTCATGATCCAAGAGTTTTTATTTAGTCCGATAGTCTTGGTATCTAAATCAAAGTAGCCATTATCTACTGATACCTCGGGAGGATCTCCATCATAAAACTTAATCTTAATATCCTTCATCTCAGGATAGACTTTGTAGAAGTCATCATGCTTGATAATCTCTGAAGCCTTGTATGTTTTCTTAGGATCAATGTTGGTTAATGGTTGAGCTAGCTC